TTTAGAACTAGGTAGTATATCAAGAGAATTTAATAGACATAAATCAAAGCAAGACTGGGCAAACACATGGCAAGCATTAACAATGGAGTAAAAAAATGTACACAGAAAATATGAAAAAAGCATTTCATAGTATAAGTGCTCCTAAAGGATTTAGGGTAGAACTAATAGATAATGAACATTTTCTTACAATAAAACTAGATGAATTAAAATTTAAAAAAATGTTTCATGATGAAAAAATACAAGCACTTCAATATGTGGTAAAATTAAAGAAAGCACTAGAAGAAAATGGTGCAATTGTTTTGGTTACAAGAGAGGCTTTAAAGTGATCAAGTTTATTTTATTGAGGACTATTTGTATATTTAAAGGTCATAATTTTATTAGCGCTGGAACTTGTCCATTTACAGGATCAACATATGATTTATGCAAAAGATGTACGTTAATTATTCCACAACAGGTGGCTGTATGATAAAAAATATTTTTTTAGTAATACTTTTTGCCTTATCTACTTCATTTGCAATATCTTATTTTTCTGTTTTTTATCAATTAAAAAAGGTGTCAAAAGACCTATCAAAACTTTTTCTTGAAAACAAAATAATGAAAGAGTATATTGATATTACAAAATCAAACGGTGCTCTTAAAAAAGAAGATGAAATAGTTCATAAAGAAAATTTTATTAAATTTCTTTCTGATTCTCGTGATTGGGCTTATGGATACATTGAAGAAGTGCAAACAGGATTGATAACTTTTGTAGACGAAATAGATTCATATATAGAATATTTTGATACATATGGCGATGTTCTTTCTGTTGAAAGGCCAGACTATGCAGCAATGAAACAAATATCAAAGTCTTACAAAGAGTTAAAAAAATTACTACCAGTTGAGGAAAATAAATGAAAGTAGAATTTATACCAAAAGATAAAGATGTAGAAGTTTGCATTCCAAGGCCACAATCAAGCAAAAAATATATTCCACAATGGTTTAAAGATATGCCAATAGCGGTTCCAACTATAGATCAATTAGGATCAGATTATACTGCTAAAAAGTGTATACCGTTTTTAGATTCATTAACTTCTGGGTATACGCAAGAACTTCCATGCGATGTGTATATTGATTGCAACACAGAAGAAGATGATCCAATAATTAATTATAGATGGGGTGGCAATTTTAGACCTCTTTCAACCAGAAGAGAAGATACCAAATCATCAAACTCTATGCCACATTTTTCTGGCTACTATAAAACAGAATTTCATTGGAATACTTTTTGGGAACCAAAAACTCCAACTGGTTATAGCACCTTATACTTTCATCCAGCAAATAGATTTGACTTACCATTTATGACACACAACGGTATTATTGATACAGATAGATGGCCAATTACTGGACCAATTCCCTTTGTTCTTAAAAAGGGATTTTCTGGATTAATTCCTGCTGGAACTCCAATATATCAAATGATTTTTATTAAAAGAGAAGTTTGGAATTCAGAAGCATCAGAGTACAATGAAAACTATGTAAAAAATTTATCTTACTCTGTGCGTAGGTTTGTTTCCGATGGCTATAAAAAACAAATTTGGTCAAAAAAAGAATATAATTAATATGAAAGAAATATTTATGTCAACATTAACAGGTTTTGGATGTGGTTTAGTTTTTGCTGCATTCAAATTGCCAGTTCCAGCACCACCAGTTTTTGCGGGAGTCGCAGGAATTGTAGGTCTATGGGCTGGCTATGCTATACTAATAAAAGTTATATCCTAGGAGGAATAATATGAATACAGAACAACTAAAGGCACTACTAGCATCATATGGACGATCAGTCCTTGGTGCAGCACTTGCACTATATATGTCTGGGGTAACAGATCCTAAGACACTTGCATACTCACTATTGGCTGCGGTTGCACCAGTGGCATTGAGAGCAATCAATCCTAACGACAAGGCATTTGGAATTTTGCCAGATTCTAAGGAACTTGATGCTGTGCTTAAAAAGGCTACAGTAAAGAAGGCACCTGCACGTAAGAAGGCAGCGCCTAAGAAGTAATTGATTGGTGGTGGGGGCTAATAACCCCCATCACTACCAAAGGGGATAATGTGAAAAAAATACTTGTATGTCTTCCAGTATATAATGAAGCAAGACTTTTAAAAAGAGCAGTAAACAGCATACTTGAACAAACATATGATAATTTTTCTCTTGTTATTATTAATGATGGATCAACCGATAATTCTTTAGAAGAGGCAAATAAATTTTTGTATGATAGTCGTGTATCAGTAGTAAATAATAACAAAAATAGTGGCTGCTTTTATAGTAAAAACGTAGGAATAAAATTTATGGAATCTGGTAATTTTGATATATATACTACACACGATGCAGATGATTTTTCTCAACCAACCAGATTTGAAGAAATAGTGAATGTTTTTGAATCAAATCAAGATATTGTTAGTGTGCAAGATTTTGAGTTTAGAATAGGAAACAATCCACCAAGTTGGTATAATCCCCCATTTACATCTATGATTAATATTGCTCATGGATTTTTTAATAAAGAAGTTTTTAGTAATTTAGGATACTTTGATAATATTGGTTATAGCGGAGATGAAGAATATTGGAACAGAGTGAATGCTTATTGTGATTTAAATAATAAAATAAATGCAACACTTGATAAAGTTTTATATTATGCAGAAATTACAGACGATAATATGATTTTAAGGTATAATGATGAATTAAGACAAAAATATAGAAATATTTTTCATGAAGAGATAAACAAAATGAAAAATAATAATAATTTTTATAGAAATTTTTATGACTACGAAGAGATAAGGACAGATAGATGAAATGTATAGTAACTGGCGGTGCTGGCTTTATAGGATCAAATATTGTAAACAGGTTGGTGGATCTTGGCTATGATGTTTGGGTAATTGATAATGAGTCTTCTGAGTCTCATGAGCAATTTTATTATAATGAAAAAGCAAAATATTTTAACATTGGTATTTCAGATTATCAGAATACAAGATATCTATATAATGATGCAGCATATGTTTTTCATATTGCTGCAGAAGCAAGAATTCAAAGAACATTTAAAAATCCAACAAGAGCAGTTAAGGCTAATACTTTTGGGACTGCCGTAGTGCTTCAGTGTGCAAAAGAGGCTGGTGTAAAAAGAGTAATATATTCATCAACATCATCAGCATATGGCATGAACCCAGTTCCAAATGTTGAAACCCAACCAGATGATTGTTTAAATCCATACTCTATATCAAAAGTTGCTGGAGAAAAACTATGCTCTATGTATTCTAAATTGTTTGGACTAGAAACAATAATTTTTAGATACTTTAATGTTTATGGAAAAAACCAACCAACTAAAGGGATTTATGCACCGCTGATTGGTTTGTTTGATGTTCAAAAAGAAAATGGTAAGCCACTAACAATTGTTGGCGACGGAGAGCAAAGAAGAGATTTTACAAATGTTGAAGATGTAGTAGATATAAATATAGAAGCAGCAACAAAAGATATTGATAGTAAGTATTTTGGTCAAGTATTTAATATTGGAACTGGAAAAAACTATTCTGTAAATCAAATTGCATCTTTTATATCAGACAATACTGTTAACATTCCAGAAAGACCTGGAGAGGCAAGAGAAACACTTGCGAATATTGATAAAGTAAAAGAAGTATTTAATTGGGAGCCAAAAATAACACTAGAGCAATGGTTTAAAGAAAGAGGTATCTAGTGTGTCAATATTTATATCAATAGCATCATATCGTGATCCAGAACTTCAATGGACAATAAAAAGTGCTATAGATAATGCGGATAACCCATCAGAACTATACTTTGGAGTTATTTATCAGGGTCTTCCTTCAGAGATGCCAGACATTGAAAACATTCCAAACATGTCCCTACTAAAAATTCATTTAAAGTCTGCTAAAGGCGCTGGGTACGCAAGAGCAAAAGCAATGGAACTTTACTCTGACCAAACATATTTTTTACAGATTGATTCACATACCAGGTTTGAAAAAGGTTGGGATACCATAAGCATAGATCAACTAAATAGAGCAAAGTCTATTTCTGGTCACAACAAAGTTATACTCTCATACTTCCCCGCACCTTTCGAACCTGAAAGAAATGGCGGTATGCTTTTAATTAAGAACAATCCCAAGATTAAGCCATACCCAACAAGACAAAAGCCTATATTAAATAAAAGAGAACAGTGGACTGCAGAACGTATGGAGTTTGAAAATAAGGCAAAAGAAGATCCAGAAATATCTAAGACAGTATTAGGTGGCTTTATTTTCTCAGATGGCTTAATTGTTAAGCAAGTCCCATATGACGAAGAAATTAGTTTCTTTGGAGAAGAACTTTGCTTTGCAGTAAGGGCATGGACAAGACGCTGGGACATCTATTCTCCAGCAAAAAACATTGTTTATCACTTCTATTCTCGTGGTGGCTATAATAAAATATGGAAAGATAGAAATCTTAGAGGAATATCCTGGACAGAACTAGAACACATATCTTATAAAAAACAAAAACTTGTTTTATGTGGAGAGCAAGAAGGGTTCTTTGGTGTTGGAAATGTAAGAACGCTAGAAGAGTATGAACAGTTTACAGGAATTGATTTTAAAAAGTTTTATAATTGATTAATTAAATCTAAATACTTATCTATTAACATAGTCGTATCAAAATTATTAAAACCAATATCAAATGCTTTTTGTTTAATATCTGATTTATTCTTATTTAAAATATATTCATCAACTATATTAGCAAGCATTCTAGGATCTGCGTTGTAAACATCTATAATTGCTTTAGCCTTAAACTCATCAATCTTTTCTGATTTAGCAGTCCACTCATCTGGAAGCACTGCATCATTTGGTGAAACCTTTGTCATAAAGACTGGTAGACCACTCATGAGTGCTTCATTCATTGGCAAGCAGAGTCCAGCATATCTTCTAGGCAAAATCATTGCATCATAGCCAGAGTATAAGTCTTTTATATCTTTTGTATTACTATTTTGAATAACTAATCTTTGATCTGAAGAATTTATTTTTAATTCTGTCTGTGTTTTAATTACAATCTCATAGTTTTCTTTAGAATACTTTAGCATCTCTACTACTGAGTTTGTTCCATTTCTATCTTTTACTGCTGCTTTACCAGCAATGTGAAGAATTCTGTTGTGATCTTGAGACATATTTATTTCTTTAGGTGATTTAAAGGTAGCGCTATCAGTCGGTGGCGGGATATGAACAACCCTGCACTCACCACCATAAAGTCTATCTATCTTATCAATATTCCAAACACTAGGAGAAACCAAAGCATCTGGCAAAGACCAATCTGGATTAGTTAAGTTGCCAAAGAATTCATAGTTATACTGCAATATTGTCTTAACTCCACGATGCCTTGCAATGTCTGTAAATCTAGGGCTATAAAATGTTTCACAACTAATAACTACATCAAGATTTCTAATAAAATCAGCCATCTCCCCACTTGTTGGAAACCCCCGACTAGTAGTTTTGTAGTTGCGACCTTCATACCACTCTGGATGCTGCTCATTTTGATTAAAAAACCTTGAGTTAATTAAAAGTATTTTATCTGGATTTAACATGCTAACAAGTTCTCTTGTTTGGTTGCCAAGACCTGTATCATCACATCTTGCTATAATTCCAATCCTCATTCTTTATACCCCCAAACAAGATCGTCTGTCGTATATTTTCTAGTTCCCTGTCTTCCATCAAGATGATAAGATCTTTTTATATTTCCTTCAGGGGTATAAATCCATAACTTATGCTTATTCCAACCATCCTCTGAATAAACTCCATAAGGCGCTATATCATCTTGAACTCTACCATGTGTTGTATCTTCAATAAAAACATAGTCTTCTAAT